GAGCAATGCCTTCCTGTAACGGGCTTCAGCATTGGACGCAGGATGGATGGTGACTTCAGGGTTCATGCGATCCTCCGCCACAGCAGACAGTTATCGACGACGGCTTCGGCCTCCGCGCGACTGCCCAAGATGTGGTGACACGCGTAGTAGCCGGTCAGGTCATCCCAGATGCGCCACACGCCCGTAGCGCATTCGACGGGCACGTAGCGCGAGGCGGTCACGGTGTGTCCGGTGCTCACTTGGCACCTTCCCCGTACAGGCATTCGCCAGGCGCGCACCCATTCCGCCGGTAGCAACGGCCGCAATCAACGAGATCGCGCGTGCGGTTGGCCTCGCGGAGTTCGTTGAGGCGCTCTGATTCCGCTGCCCGCTCCGTGCTATCGGCGTACTTCTCTGAGCCTGCGCACCGTGCGTTGATTTCCGCCATTCCGACATTCGCCTTGCCGGCGGAATGAATTGCGAACCGTCCGTCCTTTCGGACACGCACCGCCACGCCGCATCCCGGGCATGGCTCAAGCCGACGAGAGGCGCCGATTTCTTGTCCGGTAGGCATGCGGCTCACCCGATGTGTCCATGCTGATGATTTGGGTGATTGCCGAAGCAGATTGAGCAATGTGGCTTGCCCGTCTCAGCTTCCAACCGGAGCGCCTTCGCGACTTGCCGATACATGGTGGCGCGAGACTGCGCGATGGCCGGCAGCACGAGCCCGTCAGTCGCGTATCGCTCCTGATCGAGCGCGAGTGATTCCCAATGCGCCGCCGCTTCAGCGGCTAACGTGTCGCTCTGTGAGTGACTCACTGGCAGCTCACTTTCGAGCAGTCAACGCTCGGGGTGGCGATGAGCGGCTCACTCATCTGAGACTCGCGCGAGTGGCCGCGCGTGGAGAGCGCAATCGAGGTGATGGCGACGCCAGCAATGACGGCCGTGGCGCGCGGATGGCGCTCGGCGAAGTCATTCACCGTCGCACAGCCCGTGAGCGAGATCGCCAGCGCCAGCGCGCACAGCGCTTGCTTCAGGCTCGAGAAGCGCTCGAACGGCTGGCCGTCGACCACGAGGACGTGCTGGAGCTCGCCGTTGACGATCGCCGTGCTGAGCGCCGGCTTGCCTGAGCCCTGAATTCCCTGCTTCGCCATGATCCCTCCCGTGCGCTCGATGCTGAGCGTGGGAGGAACTATAGGACGGGCTTATATAACCGTCAATAGGGCAAACTTATACTTCGGCAGAAATTGTGACGTACATTCCGCTTAGCGGAGCCGGGTTACTGCCTGCTGTGGGTGCCCTTCAGAAATTCAGCGTAACGCGCGAGCTGTCGCTTGATCTCAGGGTCGAGCTGGCTGAAGTCCTTCAGGAATTGCTCTGTATCCGGCGTGGACGGCGGATGCTTGGGGCCGCGTTCCGTGTAGAGCCATTCAACGCACACATTCAGCTCGTGCGCCAGTTTAAGCACTGCATCATGTTCCGGGGCCCGCTTTGGAAGGCCCCATTCGTGGACCGCTGGCTGCGTTACGCCGGCGATCTTGGCTAGCCGAACCTGGGTAGGCCGTTCCTTTGGGTAACGCTCCCTGAGAGCTTCCAGGGCCCTATCCAGAAAGCTTCTCTCGCTCGGTTTCGCCATGCCCAGATTCTGCGGAATCAAGGCATAAGACGACCCTATTGCGGAATTATAAGGCAATCCGATATTCTCGCGCTCATCATGAAGGCATTGCGTACTTGGTTGAAGAGAACGGAAACCACCCAGACAGATCTCGCCCGTCAATGCGGCGTGTCGCAGGCAACGATCAGCGACATCTGCCGCGGGGTGCATCTGCCGTCGGCCACGCTCTTGAAGCGGATTGTCGAGGTCACAGGGGTTTCGGCGGATGAGTTGCTGTCCAGCGAGGCAGCCTGAGTTTTTGATTTTCCGGGAGTATCGGGGAAGGCGAGTCTTTTGTGGGTCCATTTGCACTTAATCCCTTGACGAGACGAAAGTCTCGAATATCGAGATGTATCTGCCCTGATACAGCCGAATATCTCAGTGGTGCACTGCACTTCGTGAAGTCGAAGCGACAACGAACGGAGCGTGATTTTCCGTTAGTTCCTGACTGTGGAATTGGCGTCAATTCGACAGTGATTTTGGGGACGAGCTGATGGATCTCACCCAGCTTCAGAAGCTCAATTCTTCGTCTGCAATGCAGAGCGTTGACTACACGCCTCAGCGTATGTTGACGCTGGCTATTGCAGATGACGCTGGGATTTCAGGCGTATTGGAGGCGTCTCTATCACCACATAGCCGTCTCCTAGTTGCGGCTGGCGCTGGCCATCAAACACAGCTCTGGAGATTGGAGCGCTTAGAGAAAAATCTCCATACGGAGAGCCCGGCGGCAGTTTCTGATGAGCTAGAGAGTCCAGGCAGATTATTCGCACTGGCATTCGCCATTGCTTGTCTAGCGTGTCGAGCCAGTGTGGGACGAGCCACATTTTTCCGTCGTATTCGATCGTATCGACTTGGTAAAGCTGAGGCGCGTCGTCGAATCCGATCATGGTCTTGAAGATTTTCACGTGTTCTCCAGTGTCTGCGCCCGGGTGGAAGGTGGTACGGAAGCCCGGGCGTTAGACCTGATTCTCGCATGTAGTTGAAGTTGGAGCCGCTTGTGGAGCGGCTGATCGGGGGAGTCGATGACGAAAGAGTCCGAGCGGATCGTTTCCTGCGACGAGGGACCGCTGTGGATCTGTTCGATCTGTCACGAGCGCGTGGCGATCCCTTGCCAATACGCGTGCACGGAGTGTGCGCGGCCGCCTGCGAACCCATCCGGAGCTTCTCCTTCGGAGACGGCCCTGCGGTGACCGACGAAATCTCAAAACTCCACGTGCGTATTCGCGAGCTCGAAGATGAGCTGGCGAGTGTTCGTGCAGAAGCCGTTGAGGCCGTGGAGTTCTGGGGCGAGTTCGCGAGCAACTACTCGAAGGCACATCACGGCCTTCAGGCTGACATCAAGAGTTTGCGAGGTGAAATGAAAACGCCCGGAGGTATAACCGCCGGGCGTTGATTCGAACGCGAAGCTGACAGGCTTCGCCGCATCGGGCACCGAGACGCGTCAATGAAACAGGTGCACTCGTGGGGCGGTGACACCGTATCGCAGAGTGCGAGTTGAAACAAGTTCTGCGTCGGTCGGAAACCTCAGTGGGGGGCTGGTTTAAAGCTTTTCACTAGGACCCGCCGGCTCCCGGCTCTCCAGAAATCTCTGGGGGGTTTGGGGGGCTGTTGCGAGTTTCCTAGTGAAAAGCTGATTGAAGAGAAGAGATGAAGAGTAAGAGACGCAGAGAACTTGGGAAGAAGAGATTGGCAGAACTGCATGAGTTGTGCTCTCAGGCCGGATATCGCGTGCAGGTCTTCACGCCGATTCACGTTCGAATCATGGGGGTCAATCAGGTTGATTATTGGCCAACTACAGGCCGCGGCTGGCTCACGCACACGAGCCATGCGGCGCAGGTTATGACGCCGTCGGAAGCTGTCGAGATGGCGGGAGCGAGATTGCCCGAATTACCTGCCGAGGCGGCGGATCACATGCGAAGTCTACGTCTTCAATGAACGGAATGAACGCGCACGGGATCGCCACGCCAGACTCAATGACGGCGCGCGGGTTGTGCATCAAGAGTTCGAACAGCTTATTCACACGGTTATCCACAGCCGTAAGTCTACGCTTACCAAAAGCAGGAGTCATTCCTGCATGAGTCAGATTCCGTACAACCCGATGCACGCGCTTCGAAAGCCGGTTTCAGAACAGCGCATGCATGAGATTCTTGAGAAGCACAAGCCGAAAGTTGAGGTGGTGCCAACTGAACCCGAATGTTCGCCAACAGCCGATGGCGGGAATACTTCCGTAGCCGCGGGGGCCGCATCCGCTGAAAACACGCTGCCCGCGCTTGTCTGGCAAAAGGTGAATGACTGGCTGATGCGCACCCAATGTGGGCGCTATCGTTGCCGCAAGTACGTTCCGGGTGAATCGATCGATGTCGATGCCAGACCCCCGAAGTACCAGCTCGAGATGCTGGTGGCGGATTCCTGGTTCTATCGTTGCGGCCCACCGCTTGATTCGTTCAAAGAGGCGAGGGCTGCTGCGCAGAGGCATCTGGAGGCGCAGAAATGATGCCCCGCTACCGCGCGCGACGTGACAAGCCAGAACCGGGCATCGTCGAGGGTCTCGAAGCAATCGGCTGGGAAGTGGTGCGTCTCAATTCTGGCGAGCTGCCAGACCTTCTGTGCCGCGAACGCTCTTCAGGGCGACTCGCGCTGCTCGAGATCGAGAGCGGTCACTACAAGCGGCGACGTTCGGCCTCGCAACGGGAGATGCTTCAGCGCTGGATAATTCCAATAGTGAACAATTTCGACGAGGCCGCGAGGGCTTTGGGAGCAAAGATTTCATGACAGAAACGTGGCGGCCCGTGGCCGATTTTGAAGGATACGAGGTATCGGATCAGGGTCGAGTGAGAAGTCTTGATCGGTACGTTGATGTGCCAACCAGATGGGGTGGCGTGGCGAGACGATTTCAACGCGGCCGGATACTGAAGGCTTGCGCAGATAGCGATGGGTACTTGCTCGTCGGATTGCCGGGTTCTTTTTGCGCAAAAGTGCATCAGCTAGTGCTGGAGGCTTTTATTGGACCGAGACCACCGGGGCATGAAAGTGCGCATCTGAATGGCATCAAAGCCGATAATCGTTCGGACAACCTCGTTTGGGCAACTGCCGCGGTAAACACCGCCCATAAAGTCCTTCATGGGACTATCCCGAGGGGAAGTGCGCAGTATCACGCCAAGCTAACTGAAGCGGATGTTTCACGACTTCGCGAAGCGGCCTTGTTTGGCGCCAATCGCTATGTGCTGTCGGCCATCTACGGCCTTAGTCGCGGCTCCATTGATGATGCGATATCTGGCAGAACGTGGAGGCATGTGTAGTGCGCACGTTCGAGGATGCGGCGCGCGCGCTCGGAGCGAAGATCGCATGAGACCCAACCCCGCACTGCATGCCGAGATCGAGCGCCTTGCGCAACTGAAGGCCCAGCTTCCCACCGTCAAGGAGCTCGCGGAAAAGTACGGCGTGCATGAGGCAAGCGTCCGCCGCCTCATCTTCGCGGCGGTCAAACGCCACAGCACTGCGCGAATCGCGCATTCCACATCGAGCGAGCTGATGCGATGATCACAGCGAAGGGGTCCTGCTTGAATCGTACGCTCTGGCTTCTGTGTCTTGGCTTCGCGCTCGCCATTTTCGGCTCGTGGGTGAATCTTGCGCATGCCGGTGTGGTGAGCTGTTCGGCCGGAACCGCTGGCGGAGGGCTCTCGAGCTGCACGGGCGTGCAGTCGTGCCTCACGACACTGTCGCCCGAAACCCTGGTGCGCACGCTCTCGGGACCGGCGCATATCTGGCAGCGCTGGGATGTGATTCCCGCGAACGGCACCGTGCGGCTGTGTCAGCCCGATGGCTGGAACAGCAAGCAGGCATCTGGGGTTATCGTGGCAGCGCCGCCGCCCGTAGATCCCTCGCCGCCCACGGCTCCCGAAGTGCAGGATTTCAGCGCCCTCTGGTGGGCGCCAGTCACTACGAACACGGACGGCACTCCTGCGAAGATCACCGGCTATCGGCTCTATCTTGGTACCTCACCGGGGGTCTACGCTGCACCCATTCCGGTGCAGGGGTTTCGCTATTCGCTGGCCCAGCTGGCACCAGGACGGTATTACGCGGCGGTGACGGCCCAGGATGAGGCGGGACGTGAGAGCGCCAAGACCGCCGAAATCTCATTCGAGGTGAAGCCCGCTCAGACGCCCGAGCCACCAAAGCAATTCACCTGCTCCACTCCGCTCGTCACCGAGAACAAGACTGTGACGCTCACGTGCACCCTGCAATGACGTACCGCGACGCTATGAAGCAGGCCGAGCGCGAATACTTCACTGCGCTCATGGTGGAAAGCCAGTGGAACCACAGCGTTGCCGCCAAGGCAGCCGGCCTGAACCGCACGTCCATGTACCGCGTTCTAGAGCGCAACGGCATCACGCGCGCCGCCGCTCCCGTGATACAGAAGCGTCCCGCCACCGCCGCTCCCTGCAGAAAACCGATCAAGCGCCTGAAGGTCGATCCTCGGAGAATCCTGGATCTCAAGGTGGCGGGATTTGTGCCGAATGACATTTCTGGCTGGCTCCAGGTCACGCCGAGCTATGTGCGGCAGATCCTGCGAGGGGCCGCTGTGCGGCAGGTGTCGTGATGCTGACGCTCCCGATGCGCTTTGCGAGCTCGTGGCAGCGCCTGTTCTGCAACACCTGTCGCGAGGAGACCATCCATCGTAGGAACGCCTGTATCCATTGCGGCGCGTCTCCGAGTGCAAAGCAGGTGGCTGTATCTGCTCAGTACAACGGACGTGAGATGGTGTCTCGTCTGACAGACGCTCAGCGAACAGAAGCGCGCCGGATGTTCAATGCTGGGACACCGCCGAAGCTCATTGCGACGAAGCTTCATGTTTCGCCGTCCTCAGTGTATCGACTCAATCCGCTGACGCGCGGATGAAACAGAAAAGTGCTGAGTCCTACTGATGGGAGCCAAGAAGGGGACACGTCCACCGAATGCAGGAAAGGGGCGTAAGCCGGGCATTCCGAACAGGACTACGACGGATGTTCGGGAAGCCATCGCGAGCTTGCTACAGCTGAATGTTGAGAACTTCAGCGTGTGGCTTGGCCAGGTAGCGAATGGAATTCAGCAGCCGCCCGCGGAGGGCGCTGACGAGCCAACAGAAGCAAAATGGCTACTGCGTCCTGATCCGGGGAAAGCTCTCGATCTGGCGATGAGTATGGCCGAGTACCACATTCCGAAGCTTGCGCGCACCGAGCTGACTGGGCCGGATGGCGGACCGCTGCAGGTCCACATCAACGATGCCACGCGTCGACCTGCCTAATCACTGGCACACGCGCCCGTATCAGGACGCGCTCTGGAAGTATCTCGCCGGGGGTGGGAAGCGAGCTGCAGCAGTCTGGCATCGCCGCTCAGGAAAGGATGATGTCGCCCTTCACTGGACGGCGACGGCGGCATTCGAGCGGGTGGGCAACTACTGGCACATGCTCCCGGAGGCGAGCCAGGCGCGAAAGGCAATCTGGGATGCAGTTAATCCACACACGGGACTCCGTCGCATCGATGAAGCCTTTCCCTTGGAGATCCGCAGGCGCACGCGTGACCACGACATGCTCATCGAGTTTGCGAATGGTTCGACATGGCAGGTCGTGGGCTCGGATAACTTTCGCGGCCTGATCGGCTCAACGCCGATCGGGATTGTCTATTCCGAGTGGCAGCGCGCGGACCCGGTGAGCTGGGACTATCTGCGGCCGATCCTGCGTGAGAACGGCGGCTGGTCGCTATTCCTGTACACGGCCAAAGGGAAGAACCACGGCTATACGCTCTACAACATGGCTCAGAAGCGCCAGCGCGAGGACGGCTCGTGGTTCGCGCAGCTCCTGACGGTCACGGATACTGGGAACGAGGCGTTTGCCGAGGCCGAACGCAAAGACGGCATGTCCGAGGACATGGTCCAGCAGGAGTATTACTGCTCGTTCGAGTCCGCCAATCCCGGCGCCTACTACGGTAAGCAGATGTCTGCCGCCTGGAAGGCCGGGCGCATTGGTCGAGTGCCGGTGGAGCCAGGTATTCCATTCGAGACCTGGTGGGATCTCGGGATGGATGACTCGATGTCGATCTGGTTCACACAAACCGTCGTGCGCGAGATCCGCTGCGTGCATTACTACGAAAGTTCAGGCGAGGGGCTCTCGCACTACGCGACATACATCGATGACTGGGCCAAGAAACACGAGGTCAGGCCCACCCGTCACGGCATGCCGCACGACATCGAGGTGCGCGAGCTCGGTACCGGCAAGAGCCGACGCGACGTCTGCGAGACGAAACTGGGCTTGAAGCCGATCACCGTGGCCCCGCAACTCGATCTGGAGTCTGGCATTGAGCAGACGCGGCGCATCCTGTCACAGTGCTGGTTCGATGAGAACGAGTGCGAGCGGGGCATCTCGGCGCTAACTGAATACTCGAAAAAGTGGGACGAGAAGAACAAGGTTTTCGCCCCGCACCCGGATCACAACTGGGCCTCGCACGGGGCGGACGCGTTCCGCACGATGGCGGTATTGCATCCGGGGCGGGCAGCGCTCGCGAAACCAGCCGGCGATCGGTATTCTCGCAATGGTCGAACCGGAACGTGGATGAGCGGGTGACAACGCGCTGAATTCTTGCTGACATGGGCCGCCGATGCAGCCCGCTTCGGCTTTCACTCCTCCGCTGACTGACTCCGCGCCGGTTATGCCGGCAGCGAGTTCGGATCTATATCCGAAGCTCGATGAGGAAACCGTCCTCGAGCAGTTCCAGCGTCGCGCCGCCTCATCCCTCTCTCACTCGAAGGACTGGCGCACGGAGGCCAAGGATCTCTACGACTTCGTCTCCGGTCGCCAATGGGACACGGATGACGAAGCGAAGATGAAGGAACAGAACCGCCCGATGGTGACCTTCAACGTCGTGGCAAAGTTCCTAGATGCCGTCGGTGGCCTGCAGATCAACAACCGCCAGGAGATACGCTGCTATCCGCGTCGGCCCGGTGCGGCAGAGATGAGCGAAGTTGCCAACGGTGCGCTCAAGTGGTGTCGCGATCTGTGCGGAGCCGAGTACGAGGAGACCGACGCCGGTCACGATTGCCTTTTGACCGGCATGGGCTGGATCGAGGACTTCTACGACGACACGCGCGATCCGGGCGGCGTCATCGCGCAGGAGCGTCGGGACTGCCTCGAGATGCTCTGGGACCCAATGGCGCGGAAGAAGAACCTGACGGACCGGCGCTGGCAGGCGCGCCTGAAGCGCATGTCGCGCGATGAGTACATAGAGCTGTTCGATGAGGAGCCCACGGGTTCGGCGCCGAACCTCGGCATCCAGCCGGACGATATCGATGCGGGCCTGCAGATCATTACCGAGCCGCAGGACTACCATTCGCGTGATAATGGCACCGCGACTGAAGCCTCCGGGAAGTTCATGGTGGCGGACTACCAGTTCTGGTGTCTGCATCCGGTGTGGGATGTGGTCGCCATGCTGCCGAATGAACTGGGACAGCTACAGCCGCAACAGCAGCGGTTTTCGGATGAGGAGTGGCAACAGATCGGCCCGCAGATGCAGGCAAATGGCATCCAGCATCAGGCCGCGAAGCAGAAGGTGCGCATCTTTTATCGCTGCTGGATCACCGGCTCAGGGATTCGCGGCGGTATCCGCAAAATCCCCTCGTTCACGTATCACGCCATCACCGGCAAGCGCGACCGGAACAAAAACCTGTGGTTCGGACTCGGGCGGAACCTCAAGGACCCGCAGCGCTGGGTGAATGCCTTCTTCTCCTCGATCATCTGGCAGTTGATGGTCAATCCCAAGGGCGGCGTGATGATGGAGGAGGACGCCGTTGAGGACACCGCAAAATTTGAAGATTCGTGGGCCGACCCCTCGAAAGTCTCGTGGCTGCGTTCAGGTGCGATCGTCGCGGGGAAAGTTCAACCGAAGCCGGCCATGGGCTATCCGGAGGGCATGGATCGCCTCATGACCTTTTCGCTCGATGCGCTGCCGGGTGTGTCCGGCATCAATGCTGAGCTCCTCGGCCTCACCGATCGCCAGCAGCCGGGCATCGTCGAAGCCCAGCGCAAGCAGGGGGCGCTTGCGATCGTTGCGTGGTACTTCGATGCGCTGCGCCGGTACTACCAGGAAGCCGGGCGCGTAATGCTCGGCATGATCCGCGACTTCATGACGGATGGACGCCTCATCCGCATCGCCGGTAAGGAAGGCGCGCAGTATGTCTCGCTGTTGAAGGACCCTCTGACTGCTGAGTTCGACATCGTCGTCGATGAGGCGCCGACCTCGGTGAACATGCAGGAGCGTGTCTGGGCGGTTCTGCAACAGCTCCTGCCGCTGGCCGTGCAGGCCGGGATCAGGCCGCCTGCGGAGATCTGGGATTACGCGCCAATACCGGCGGATCTTGCGCAGAAGATGAAGCAGCAGCTGCAGACGAGCCCGCAGCAGCAGCAGGAAGACCAGATCCGCAAGGAACTCATGGCGAAAGCTGCCATGGCCAAGACTGCCAAGGACGAGGCGGACGCGCACGAGTCGCACGCGAGCGCGGAACTCAAGACCGTGCAGGCACAGGTGACCGCGCAAAAGGCGCCAACCGACATCGCGCTCGATCAAATCGAGACACTTCGTAAAGCTGCCGAAGCCGGCAGCATCCAGGCCGGGGGAAGAGCATGAGTGAATCCGTACTCGCATCGCTTGATGCGCCAGCCGCTGAGATTGAGAGTAGTCCAGCACCGGAGGCTGAACAGCCGGCAGCCGAAGCTCAGCCCGAGGCGGCTGCGCCGGCGGCGGAAAGCGGGGCAAAGCCCGACAAGGTTCAGACCGTTCCGCACGGCGCGCTACATGAAGCGCGGGAAAAAATTCGCACGCTTACCACGCAGATCGATGAGCTGCGAAAGCAGCCGCAACTGTCGGAGGAGGATCGGGAGCTTCTAAAGGATCTGAAGGCGCAGCGCGCGGCGGCGAAAGAGCCGAAGCCCCCCGAATTCCTCGAGGACCCGAAGGGCTACATCGACGCCAAGGAAAAGCAGGTTACCGAGGCGTTGAAGCAACTGCGCGAAGCCGACACCAAGCGTAGCGAGGTCGAGCAGCAGCAGGTGCAGCTGCAGTCGCTCCTGACGACGATCTCCACCCACGAACAGGCGTTCGTCGCGACGACCCCTGATTACAATGATGCTCTCCGGCATGTGCGCACGGTGCGCACGCAGCAGCTGAAGATGATGTTCCCGGATGCGACGGACGCACAGATTCAGGCCCACATTGGACGTGAAGAACTCGGTGGGGCGCAGCAGATTCTCGCCCGCGGTGGAAATTCTGCGGAGTTCGCGTACAACTACGCGAAGACGCTGGGCTATCAGAAGAAGGCGCCCGCGCCGGCAGGAAATGGGATGGCAGCTGCGGTGATCGAGACCGAACCGAAGCCCGACAAGGACGCCGTGCGCACGCTCGGCGGTGGCGGCGGGGCAGAGCCCGATGATGCACCGGCCGATCCGATGCCTGAGTTCACCCAGGCGCTGAAGGAGCGCTTTTCGAGGAAGCGTAAGTGAGCGCTCGCAGGCTTGACAGCCTGCTGAATTCTTGCTGACCTCATCTCATTCGCGGTGAACCTGCGTAACGGTTCAAGGCTCGCCCCCTAAAGGCGTTCGGCGTCTCAGCGATCTGAGACACAGGTTCCTGCCTCCTCAAAAGGCTGTTCGGCGCCACGGCGATCCGCGGCAAAGGTCCGGCACTTCAGCCGGGGTTTTGCTCTCTTCCCGAGGTTCGCGCGCGCCGTGGCCAACACAGACTACCCAGTCAATTCACCGCTGGCAGTAAAACGCTGGTCCAGCGATCTCATGAAGGAAGCGCTGAAGAAGACCTTCGCGCTGCAGTTCATGGGCACGAGTTCCGACTCGCTCATCCACATCAAGACCGAAGTGAACAAGGACGCTGGGGATCGCATCACCTTCGGCCTGCGTCAGCAGCTCTCCGGTGCGGGCATCTCGGGCGACAACACGCTCGAGGGGAACGAGGAAGCGCTCGTTACCTACACCCAGAACGTCACGATCGATCAGCTCCGTCATGCCGTGCGCTCCGCCGGCAAGATGAGCGAGCAGCGCGTGCCGTTCACGGTGCGCGACGAGGCGCGCGATGGCCTGGCGGACTGGTGGAGCGATCGCATCGACCGCTGGTTCTTCAACCAGGTCACCGGTCACACGGCGCAGGCGGATACGCGCTACACCGGCATGCAGGCAGTCACGGCCCCGGATGCCGGACACATGGTGTTCGCCAACATCGGTCCTGCGATCAGCTCCGGCATCGTGGCAGGGGCGGAATCCTCGCTCTCCGCGACCACAGTCGCCAGGTTCAACCTCAACATCATCGATCGCGCCGTGGAGCGTGCGAAGGTGGCGGTCAATGCGCTGCGACCGATCGAATCAGGCGGCAAGCGCATGTACGTCGCCTTCCTGCATCCGTATCAGGTCACCAGTCTCCGGACCAACACCAATACCGGCCAGTGGCAGGACATCCAGCAGGCCGCGATGAGCGGCGGGCAGGTCGATGACAACCCGATTTTCACGGGTGCCCTTGGCATCTACAACAACGTGGTGCTGCACGAGAGCACACGAGTGCCGCTGGTAGTTGGTGCCACGGGCGGAACTCTGGATGTCGCTCGCGCGGTGCTATGCGGCGCGCAGGCGGCGTGCATGGCCTTCGGTCGGGGCCATGGCAAGAACACTTTCAACTGGGTCGAGGAGCTGTTCGACTTCAAGAACCAGCTCGGCGTTGCTGCGGGCTGCGTGGGCGGGCTCGTGAAGACGCGCTTCAACGGATCGGACTTCGCCACGGTGACGATGTCCAGCTACGAGGTGGCAAGCTAATGGCTACTCTCACTCTGAGCAACGTGGGCGAGCCCGAAGCGGTCCATGTCGGCGTCAACGCCAAGATTTGCCGCGTGTCGCTGTCCGTCACGGTCAGCGCCGGTGACATTCACATCATCGGCCGTATTCCGCACGGCGCGATCCCGCTGGATGCCATTTTCTACATGGGCGCGGCGGTCGGCGGCATCAGCACGGGCCCATCGTTCAAATTCGGCACCAGCGCATCGCAGGAACTGTTCTTCGCCTCAGCGAGCTATTCGGTGGCCTCTTCGGCACTGAATCGGTGTACGCGACTGCTCGGCACGGCTCGACAGATTTCCCTGTCTGACGATGCCATGCCGCGCTACGAGAACATCGTGATGGTCTCGAATGCGGGCGGCGCCGGCGTCGGTTCGGTCGGTCACCAGGGCGATCTCGTGGTCTTCTACAAGATGCCCGGGCAGTCGTTCTGATGGCAGTCAAGGCGCTTTTCGCCGTTTCCAACATCACCGCATCGGGTGGCGATTTGCGGGCTTATTGCAAGGGCCACATCGTGGGCGGGTCGGCATTTGATGGCGATTTCATCGTCAATCCGGAGTCACCCAATCTGAACTCAGAGCTTGCCGAAGCCGTAAAGGCGTATCTCATCTCGGCGCATAGCGTGAGCTTCGTTGCCGGCGACGTGGTGAGGATGTTGCCAGCGCTGCTTTGAGTACCAGCACTCCTGGCCGGAGGGGAAGATGCATACACTGGGATTGGCAGGGATTATCGCGGCCCTGCCAGGAACGATCAGCGAGGGGCGTCTCGGGGAAGCGGAGACGCTTCTCTGGCCCGCCCTTGATCAGAAGCCGGAAACCGGAGCGCTCTGGTTCTACGCCGGCATTCTCTCGTCCATGCAGGGCAAGCAGGCGCTTGCGTTCGAGTGTTTCCGGAAGTCGCACGAGCTTGAGCCGCACCCGGCGAACTGGGCGAACATGGGCGGCGTCTTGCGTCAGATGGGCCGGATCGAAGAGTCACGCGATGTCATGCTCCGCGGGCTCGATCACATCGGCGAGGACCCGGACATTCTCGCCAATCTCGGCGGCTCCTATGTGAACGAGGGCGACCCACAGCCAGGGATTGCCCTCGTGGAGCGTGCGCTGAAAGCCAAGCCGGATCACGGCGGTGCGAAGTTCAATCTGGCGCTGTTGCATCTCGAGGCCGGGCATTTCGCTCAAGGGTTTGACCTCTACGCGGAGGGCGCGCACCGCCATCGCCTGACGAAGACCTATGAGCCGGATCCTCCGGAGCTGACACCACAATTGCACGAGGTGCTACGCGGGCAGGGCACGCGCCTCATCGTGTGGGGCGAGCAGGGGATCGGCGATGAGCTCATGTTCGCGACGATCCTGCGCGATGCGAAACGCGACTATGAAGTGATTTTCGACTGTCACCCTCGGCTCGAAAGGCTGTTCGAGCAGGCCGCATGGATGAAGGCGCCAGGGTATCCGGTGACGCTGTACGCCACGCGCAAGACCAAAGGCGATCGGGGGTGGAGTGAGCAGGCGGATGTGAAGTGTGCGATCGGCAACCTCGGACGCCTCTATCGCCGCACGCCGGCATCCTTTGCGTGGACCGGCAAGGTGTATTCGGCGCCTCCGAAGGAGGTGCGTGAGATGCGCGCATTCCTCGAACACATCGCCGCCGGACGCAAGATCGTGGGCCTCGCGATGCGCGGCGGGACGATGTCCACCGCGCGCACGTACCGGATGCTCGCCCCGGAAGCGATCATGGAGGTGCTGAGCGATCCGCGTTACCTCTTCGTCTCGCTCGACTACGAGGACATGACACCACTCGGGGAGTGGTTCACGCAGAAGTGCGGTTCGGGGCGCTTTCTCTGGTACCCGAGTGTCTGCTGGGCGTGGGATTACGCGCATCAGGCCGCGCTCGTTGCGGCAACCGATGCCGTGGTGACGGTCTGCCAGAGCATCGCTCACCTCTCCGCAGCGATGGCGCATCCAACGTACGTGATGACGCCGTCCAGGCCGGCGTGGCGCTATGGCGTGAACGAATCCGACCGCTGGTACTGGTACGACCACGGACAAGCGCGCCTGCTGCGTCAGAAGGGGGATGACTGGGGCCCGGCCGCCACAGCTCTCTCGGAGGCGCTGCGGGCGCGTTTCTTTTCGCAGGAGGCTGCGTAATGGGTCACGCATTTCAGTCTCCGCTGCGACGCTGGGATGTGCTCGCGGGGCTCTGCCAGCAGATGGGAGCGAAGACGTTCGTGGAGGTCGGCTGCAAGGAAGGCCGTACGACCGGAGCGCTGCTCGCGAACTGTCCGGAGCTTCGTGTCGTCGCCGTCGATCCCTGGGCGCCGGTGCCGAATTCGGACGAGAACTACGACGGCTGGGACTTCGTGGCTATTGAACGCGAGTTCTGGGAGAACGTCGGCCCGCATAAGGATCGCGTTGAGATGTTGCGCACTACGTCACTTGAGGCATCGTGCATCCCAACCACCCCGTTTGATGTCGCATTCATCGATGCCGGCCACGACTACGCGAACGCGCGAGCCGATATCCAGGCGTGGTGGCCCCTGGTGCGCGAGGGCGGCTATCTCTGCGGTCACGATTACCAACACAAGTTCCCCGGTGTAATGCGCGCCGTCGTCGCCTCATTCCCGCTGCTGCGGGTCGCGGTATGCCCGGACTCGGTGTGGGTCGTGCAGAAAGAGCACGATGTGAAGCTGAAGGAGGCGGCGTGATCGTCGCGTACTGGACCCGAGGCGAAGAATTCGGACGCCTCGCGCGTCTGTCCGCAGAATCCGTGAAGCGCATCTATCCGAAGGCGGACTTCCGCTTCATCGAGGATGACGGGGCGCGCCCGAAGATGGTCGCGAATCTTGATGCCCAGATCCATGTCCTCGGCTGGGCGATGCGCGGCGAACAGATTCTCTTTCTCGATGCCGACGTGCTCCTGTGCAAACCGTTTCCGTTCGACCTCTATCACGATCTCTATGTGACGTGGCGCGATCACGTCAATGGCGATAAGGATGCCGCGAAGATGCAGCCGTACAACTACGGTGTCATTGCCTGCAATGTTCGGCCGCAAGTGATCGAAGCCTTCATCTGGCTACGCGCCCGAATTCTCGGCATGGCGAAGAAGCATCAGGACTGGTACGGGAACCAGCTCGCACTCGCAGACCTCCTCGGCCAGCCAACGCAGGAGACGCTCGAGACGCGCATCCGCTGGTCGCTGACCGACCCCGGTACACTCCTGCGCGCGCAGTGCCTGTCGTGCGATACCTGGAACTGGTCGCCGGATGGCGAGAGCGAAGACATCTCCGCGAAGGGTGTCATTCACCTGAAGGGCGGCCGTAAGGACCTCATGGACCACTACGCGCAGAGGCTTGCGGCATGAGGGTTTACATCGGCTATGATGCGCACGAGCCGGATGCCTACGGGCTTGCCGAGGCGAGTCTCCGCGGCCGGGCGAGCGCACCAGTGGATGTGACGCGGCTTGATCTCACGCGACTCGCCGAATGCGGCCTCCTGCGCCGGCCACGCGATACACGCGGTGGACGTTACGACATCCTCTCGAATGCGCCGGCCTCGACGGATTTCGCGATCTCCCGGTTCCTCGTGCCGATTCTGGCCCAGTCCGGCTGGGCGCTCTTCACCGATAGCGACGTGCTGTTTCTTGCGGATATCGCTGAGCTGCAGGGTCTTGCAGACCCGCGCTATGCGCTCATGTGCGTGCAGCACGACTACGCCCCGAAGTTCGGCCCGAAAATGGACGGCCAGATCCAGACGCGATATCCGCGCAAGAACTGGTCGAGCGTCATGCTCTTCAACTGCGATCACCCCGCGAACAGACGCCTGTCGCTCATCGACGTGCAGGAGCGGCGCGGCTTCGACCTGCACCAGTTCTACTGGCTGAACGATACGGAGATCGGTGCATTGCCGGCGCAGTGGAACTGGCTCGTCGGTGAGCAGCCACGGCCAGCCGATCCGAAGATTGCCCATTTCACGCTCGGCGGCCCGTTCACGCACGGCTGGCGCGGGGGTGAGCACGATTCACTCTGGTACGAGGAGCAGCAGCGATGGCTAAGAAGCCCTCTCACAAAACAGGACCCCGCTTCCGTTCCTTCGAGCACGAGCTCGCCCGCCGTGGCAGCGTAGACAATCCGCGCGCCGCGGCCGAGATGATCGGGCGCGCGAAGCAGGTAGAGAAGGTGAACCCTGACGCGAAGCGCGGGAAATGAGACGCCGTCAGGCTTACGCAGTAAAGTCAGCTAGTCAACCCCCGGCCGGGGTGGTTGTGGCACAGGAAACACCATGCCCACCCTCGGAGCCGCCATCACCGCCATTCGTGGAGACCTCAACCGCTCCACCGATTTCGACGCGCGCATTCAGGAAGCGATCGTCAACGCGATCCGCTTCTACCGCGCGCGGCGCTACGGCTTCAACGTCAAGCGATCGACGATAGAGCTGGCAGGCGAGTACACCTCGCTCTCCACGGATTTCATCGAGATCGACTACGCGAAGCTCGAGGTCGGCGCGACGCTGAAGCCGCTCGTAGAGCGCACGTACACGTGGCTCAACGACACGGCGCAGGATGCGAGCCTCTCCTCGGAGCCCATCTGGTTCGCGGTTCAGGAGCGGCAGTTGCGGGTTTATCCGCCGCCGGATGACAGCTACTCGACGCAGATCCACTATCTGTACGACCTGACCGGGATATCGCTCTCGACGAGCGACACGACGACCAGTAACGCGTGGCTCGATGAGGGGTATGAGGTGATCCGCCTCCACGCGATGGCCGAGGTGCTTGAGATGCATATCGGCGGCCCGGAAGCATTCGAAACAGCCGCTCGCCTGCGCACACGCGAGGACCAGGCGGAGAAAGAACTGAAACGGCGAGCGAACCGCGAGCAGTCAAGCGGTCAGGTCAAAGGGGTAATGTGATGAATCGGCTAAGGCAGAAGACGACGGCGATCGTTCTGGCGTTCCTGCTCGGGATCGGGTTCGCGTGGGCTGGTCTTGAAACCGTCACGCACATTCAGGACCTGAATGCCTCCTGGCCGCTCGGTTCGGACCTCGCGTCCACTTCCGACGATCACATCCGCAACATCAAGAGCGCACTCAAGACTGACTTCCCGAACTTCAACGGGACATACACGAGCGCGAGCGCGCCGGTGTTCGCGATCCCGAGCGACACGAACACCGGAATCTATTCGGTTGCCGCGGATGATCTTGGCTTCTCTACCGGCGGCGCGCTTCGCTTCGATATCTCGACCACGGCGTTCACCGGAACGCTCCCATGGCGCGGGCAGGATGGCGCCGTTGGCGCACCGGCGTTCTCCTTCAGTGGTGATACCGACACCGGTTTCTACCGCGAGGCCGCCAATCAATTCGGCGTCACGATCGGCGGCACACTCCGGTTTACCTGGGCGGCAGGCAACACAGTCGTCAGGTCCGGCGTGTTCTCTATTCAAGACGGTAGCGTCGGCGCCCCCGGATTGGGGTTTGACAATGACGGCGATACCGGCTTCTACCGCATCGGTAGCAATGTCACCGGCGTTGCCGGCATGCTTGGATATGGATCGGTCAGCACGCCGGCACAGATCACTGCCGACCAGAACAACTACAACCCTACTGGATTAGGGTCCAGCTCCATTCTCAGAATCAGCTCTGATGCCACCCGGACAATCACAGGGCTGGTCAACCTGGACGGTGGCGCGGTAGTCCATTTGCTGAATGTTGGCTCAAACCAGATCAGTCTCGCCAATGAAAGCGCAAGTTCCAGTGCCGCCAACCGGTTCGCACTGACTGGCAGCGGATTTTCGATCACCGCGGGTGGCTCAGTGATGCTGTTCTATGACGCCGTCTCATCCAGATGGCGCGTACTGTCGCAATCGACCGCAGGCTAAGAAGTGGCTGATGCGCACCTCGATCGATGACATCACGAAGGGCTTCGCGCCCGATCCGGTAGACCTGCAGCTGCCGGACGGCTTCTTCTCGGATTCACGTAATTTCCGCTATCGGGATGCGGCGGTCGAGAAGTGCAAGGGACAGGCCGCAGTCTTCGGCTCACTCTCAGTCACGCCGATGTGGGCGGCATCGATCGGCGATGGCGTCACGAGCTACTGGCTTTACGGTAACGAGGCAGTGCTCTATGCCACGGACGGCACGACGCACGCGAACGTTTCCTCTGCGAGTTACAACGCGGGTCCTGACCTCGGCTACACCGGCGGTCAGTTCCACGGCTTCCAGATCGTCAATGACTCGGTGCTGCCGCCGGCGAGTTGGCAGCCCTCGCTTTCGAATACTGTGCAGCAGCTCGCCAACTGGCCGGCAAGCACCTTCTGCAAGGTCATCCGCCCATTCCGCGACCAGCTCATCGCGTTGCGACTGACCGAGAGCGGTACGTACAACCCACGTGTGTTGCGCTGGTCGGATATCGCCGGCGTCGGCGCGCTACCCGGGTCGTGGGACTACACCGATCCGACGAACTTCGCCGGCCGTACTGAGATCGGCGAGACCGAGGATTACCTGATCGACTGCCTGCCCATGCGCGATGTCAACATCGTGTACAAGCAGTTTTCGACCTACCTGATGCAGCCGATCCAGACGAACGATGCGTTCGCCTTCCGCCAGCTTTTCAGCCAGGCAGGGCTGTTGGCTGAGAACTGTGTTCGGGCCTTCGGCGCGCAGCACTTCGTGGTGACGAGCGATGACATCATTCTGCATGATGGTGCCAACGTGCAGTCGGTGGCGGACAAGCGCGTCAAGCGCTGGTTCTTCTCGACGCTCAACGCCTCGCGCTACCAGCGCACGTTCGTCGTGCCGGACTTCTTCAACCAGACGATGTGGATCTGTTTCTGCGAAACCGGCAACGACTTCCCGAATCTCGCGCTGTGCTGGGACTGGGCGAATAACTCCTGGTTCCCGCGCGAGCTCGGCGGCAACATTGCGCACGGTGCGAATGGCATCGTGATCGGGTCGGAGCTCACCTTCGATGGGCTAGTCGGCACGTTCGATGCGCAGACGCAAACCTTCGATGAGTCGACGTTCACGCCGTTCTCGAATCGCCTTGTGCTGTTCTCCGGTACGGCGAAAGCCGCATTCCAGGCGGAGAGCGGGGAGACCTTCAACGGCACGACGATGACGTGCTATGCGACACGTTCCAACATTGGCCTGACGCGCGATCTCAACAGCATCAAGCGCATTCAGCGCGTGTATCCAAAGGTCTTGGGCACCTCCGGAGACACGGTGAATATCTATGTCGGGAGCAAGTCATCGCCCGATGGTGCAACAACGTTCAGCGGACCCTTCGCGTTCACGATTGGCACGAGCTACAAGATCGATTGCCGGGTGTCTGGGCGCTGGATCACGCTCAAAGTCGAGTATGCCGGCAGCAATACGGTGAAGCTCGCCGGTTACGACCTCGAGTTTGTGCATGACGGCTGGCGATGAGCTACACCCCCTCACCTGCACCATTCGATATCAAGCAGCTGCCGGAGTATCTGCAGAGGGAGCTGCGCCGGATCAGTGAGGATCTCGCGGACGCGGCGGCCAGCGTTTTCTATCGTACGATACCGACGACAGCGGGCTCACTGTCTGTCTCGGATGGCATCTCTGCGAACTGGAAAGTGGCGGGCAACGTCCTTCTCATCTCCACTTCAGCCACGCAGACCCTCACCGGTCTTCAACGCGGCGCGCTCGATGGGATGCGCGAAGTGGTGTTCATGAACATCGGCACCGGGGTCGTGGTGCTCAAGAGTCAGGCAGCCGAATCAAGTGCGAGCAACCGCTTTGCGCTCGTCACGGACTACCAGCTCTCGGCCAACGCTGCGGCGACACTCTGGCGTGACCCTTTCGCGTACCGGTGGCGGGGCCTCTCGAAAACATGATCCGCGAAGTTCCGATCTCCCTCCTCAAGCCGCTCTGGAGCGCTATCGAGCCGCACCTGAAGGCAGCGCTCGAGGCGCATCCATTTCTCGATGTAGAGGGCGTCTTGCAGCGGGTTCTTGCCGGGTTGGCCTATGTGATGATCGTCCTCGATGGCGATCGCGTGACTGGTGTTGTGGTCATGGAGATCCAGCAGTTCCCAAAGTGCCGGATCGGCAATGTGCTCGCACTCGGTGGTGACAAGGGATCGATGGCGCCTTTCGCCGATGAGGTGGAGACGTTTCTTATCGAGTGGTGCCGGGCACACTCTCTTGCTAGCCTCGGCATGCTCGGTTGGCCGGGATGGAGCAAGGTGCTGAATCGCCGCGGGTGGCGCACTCAGCTCATGTGCGCGGCATGGCTCCCTCTGCAGGATTGACCGAATGGGATTTTTCAAGAATTTCTTTCGCTCTGGCGGAAACCCGATCGTCCATCACGCCGATAAGGCAGATCGGAAAGAGAAGGACGCGCTCGCTGCCCGCGTCTACGAACTAGAGAACAATCCTCTCGGATTGGGCGGCTCAATGGGCGCCGGGCGGGCTGGTGGCCTCGGGATGCCGCAGATCAACCAGCCGCCGATCCAGTATCCCCAACTCACTCAGCTTCCCTACTTTCAGCCGAACCCGCAGGGCTACGGGATGGGCCAGGGCGGCATGCCGTTCCTGCGCAATCAGGCGATGATGAACACGCTGAGCCCGCTCATGCAGCAGAACTACGGGCTGCCGATGATCAGTCCGTACGCGCCCGGAACGCCTAACGGACCTTCGCAGGCGCCACCTCAAGGCCAATATCCGGGCGCCGGTCAGTATCCGATCTTCGGCGGCAATCCAGGTCCACAGATGCCCGGCCTTGGCCGATGGGGCATCCAGCCGATCATGGGTAGCGCGCGATGAGCAGCGGCGGCTCTACAACTGTGCAAAAAAGTGATCCTTGGGCGGGCGCGCAGCCATACCTAAAGGACATCATGATGCAGGGAGCCGCCCAGTATTACGGCGGCGGCCCGGCCTACTATCCCGGACAGACCTTCGTGGGGCCGACGCCCGGGCAGATCGGCGGCTGGGATACCCAGCTCAATTACGCCGATCAGGTCTTTGGCGGACAGCAGGCGCCGCAGTTCGGACAGGCGACCGGTGCGCTCGGCTCCGCGCTTGCGGGCAATACGACACTCGGCTCGATGGCGAACACGCTCTCGCCAGTTTCCAGCAATGCGCTGTCGACCAGTTTTGCAAATCCGTTCGGCACGGCAGGCGGTCTCGATGCGCGCGGCGCCATCCAGCAGCAGCTTTCGGGCACGCCGGACTACTCAGGCCTTCAGGGCGCGATCGATGCCGCGAACAAACCGCTCCTGCGGCAGTTCGAACAGGAATTCATCCCCGGGTTGAATCAGCGCGCCTCGTTCCTCGGTAACTCTTCGGGTGCGATCAAGGATCTGAATCGTGTGCTGCCCGAGCTCGGCGAGCGCATGTCACTCAATGCGCTGTCTCTCACCGAGGGCGAACGACAACGCGCGTTGTCCTCGCGTGAGAACGCGGCGAACCTCGTGGCGCAGGGTGGATTGTCGACGCAGACCAACGCGCTGGGCCTTGGCGGTCTTGCCGGCCAACTGGCCTCGGGGCAAAGCGATGCGCAGCTGCGCGCAGTCGGTCAGTTCCCGGCGCTCGCGCAGGCCGGTGCGATACCCGGTCAGCTGTCCTCGCAGTTCGCGGACTGGGGCGCGGGCTTTCAGGATGCGGCGCTTCAGGATCAGGTCAATCGCTACAACTTCTACCAGAACCTGCCAGCGCAGAACCTCGCGCGCTACAGCGGCATCATCCAAGGCTTCGGCGGACTGGGTGGGCAGCAGTCGAGTCAGTTCGACCCAAGTAGCGCGCAGCAATTTGCCGGCGCCGCTGGTGGCGCGCTGACCGGGGCGGCTCTCGGCGCGAAATATGGGACTGCCGCAGGGCCTTGGGGCACGGCCATCGGCGCCGTCGGCGGCGGCCTTCTCGGCTACTTCTCCGACCGTCGTCTGAAAACCCATATCGTTCGCGTGGGCCAACTGCCCAGTGGCCTGCCGCTCTATCGTTTCCGCTTCCGCGGATCGCTCGCTGAGTGTCTCGGCGTCATGAGCGATGAGGTGCGCGAACGCTTTCCGCACGCCGTCACGCGCGATATTTCTGGCTTTGACCGCGTCGACTACAGAGCGATCTGCTAATGGCTTTCGGCCAGTTCGTACAAGACGGTCTTGGAATGCTCGGGCAGCGCATGTTCCCGGTCGATCCTGGCATGTCAGTGCCCGGCGCGCAGCCGGATCCGGCTTACGCACGGGAGGCGCAGCAGAACGCACTTGTGAACCTGGGGCTCGGTCTCATGGCAGCGCGCGACGATCGCCAGGGCCTCGGGCATGGTCTTGCCAACGCCTTCCAGAATGCGCAGCAGGGCTATCAGGGAGCGATGGACCGAGCCTTCCGCAATACGCTCCTGAAGCGTCAACTCGATTACGAGCAGCAGGACCGCGACCGGCAGGCGAAGACACAGGAGCGTCAGGACCGGCAGAGCGCCGCGGCGACGGCGGGCCGTGTTGCGGCAGCCATCCAGAGTCCGCAGTACGCGGCCAATCCCATGGCGTACTGGGAGCTCATCAAGAGCAATCCCGATGTGCAGGCGGCGGTCAAGCAGGCGGGGATTCAACTGCCGGAGCAGATGACGCCCGAATCCTACCAGGGGCTCGCGCAGCAGCTCGGCGCGTTCTCGCAGGCGAGTGGTCCTGCCGCCGCTGCGCCGACATCGACGGATGACATGCGCGAGTACGCTCTCGCGCAGTCGCAAGGATTCAAAGGATCGTTCTTCGACTACGTGAAAGCTGTAAAGGCAGCCGGCGCACAGCAGATCAATCTGCCGAGCGGCTACCGCTGGAATGCGGATGGCACGATGTCGCCGATCAAAGGCGGCCCGGCCGACAAGCCGCCGCAACGTTCGGAGGGCGATAAGAAGGCAGGCGTGTTATTGCAAGGCATGAGAGATGCCGAAGCGCAACTCTCGACGTTGACCGGAACCGACACGAGTTCGTTCCTGAATTCGCTCGCCAGCAAGATTCCGGGTGGCGGGATGTTGCAGTCGGAAGAGTACCGCAAGTACAAGGCTGCGGCCGATCGCTGGGCCTCGAACTATCTCTATCTGAAATCGGGCGCGCAGGCCGGGAAGGATGAGATCGCGACAACGGTCACTCAGTTCTTCCCACAACCTGGCGATGGGCCGGAAGTCAGTGCCCAGAAAGACGCCGCGCGCGCGCAGGAACTTGCCTCTGGAGAGGGTACATACGGCGGCGCTCAGCCGGCAGCGACGCCACCGACTGCTACGCAACCGCCTGCTGCGCCACCTCAGCGACGAGAAGCACCACCTGAGGCGGTGAAGGCACTGCTCGGCAATCCGCAGCTGCGCGAGCAGTTCCAGGCGAAGTACGGGTACCTCCCCGGCGGCTTCTAATGGCGAACTATTTCGACCAGTTCGATGCACCAGCCCAGGCTAGTGGCGGGAATTTCTTCGATCAGTTCGATGGACCGGTCGGCCGGCGCACTGCTGGCAACATCGATCTGCACAGCCGGCCCGTCGTGCGCAACCAGGACGGATCGATCAGCACCGTGCGCTCGATGTCAATCGGCACCGAGAAGGGTGAGGTCCTGATCCCGACCGTGAGTGATGACGGCAGGCTCATGACGGAAGACGAGGCGATCGCCCAGTACAGAAAGAGCGGCCGGCATCTCGGTATCTTCGATACGCCTCAGAACGCCACGGCGTATGCCAGCGCGTTGCATGATCAGCAGGCGAAAGAATACCTGCCGCAGTCGGCGCCAGCAGCCCCGCAAGCTGCCGTGCAGAAGCCACTGTCACCCGAGCAAATCGCAATGCTGAAGGCGACGCGCGGGGCTCTGCCGTTCGGCATCGGCAACCTTCCTCCGGAGTATCAGAGCGCCATCATCCGCCCGGCCGTGAGGGCGGTTTCAGGAATACCGCGCCTCGCACTCGATGCTGGCGTGGCCGCCGGCAATTTAGGTCGGCGCGCGCTCGGTATCCAGGGTGATGACCTGCAGTCGCCAACTGTCGCAATGGATCAGGCTTTGGATGCGACGACGCAGAGGCCCGAGGGGTTTGCTAACAAGGCCGCCGAGGTCGTGAGCACCGGACTCATGGGTGCCGCGATCCCGGCGGGCGCATTGACGCGAACCGCAGCTGCGCCAGCTGGTTTCACACCACAGGTGAAGCTCACTCCGCAACAGGAAACCCTCGCCGCGGGCCGCGAGGCGGGCTATGTTGTGCCGCCTTCGACCGTGAAGCCGACTGTCACGAATCAACTCGTGGAGAGCCTCGGCGGGAAAGCGGCTACACAACAGGCTGCCGCAATCCGCAACCAGCAGGTCACCAATACGCTCGCGGCCCAATCTCTTGGCCTGCCGGCCAAAACGCAGATCACGCCTCAGGTTCTCAAGACACTACGTACCGAGGCGGGAGAGGTTTACAAGGAGGTCGGGAGTTCCGGACGCATCGCTGTCGATCCAAAATACGTGGATGACCTCGCAGAGATCGCCAAGGGCCCCGCGTCGATCGCCGACGACTTCCCGCAGGCTTCCGTGGCAGCAAGCGACAAGATCCAGAAACTCGTCGATTCGCTTCTCCGGGATTCGTTCAGCGCTAAGTCCGCCATGGCCTATTTGCGTACGCTTCGCAATGAGGCGACCGCGAATATCCGATCAGCCAAGATCGCCGGCGGTGATCCCGAGAAGTTGGCTCTCGGCACCGCTCAGCGTGAGGCAGCGGCGGCGCTCGAGGATGTGGTGGTTCGGCATCTGGGCGCGCAGGGGAAGTCCGCTCTGGCGGAATCATTCAACCAGGCGCGCACGCTCATCGCGAAGACTCACTCTGTTGAGGATGCACTTAACCCCGCAACCGGCAACGTGGTGGCACGTGAACTCGCGACGCAACTGAAGCGAGGAAGGCCACTCTCCGGAGAGCTGAAGGTCGCCGGAGATTTTGCGCGCGCCTTCCCGAAAGCAGCGGAGGAGGTGAAGCACAGCGGGCCGGTGAGCGCACTCGATGCGCTGATTGCTGGCGGCGGCGGGCTCGGCCTGAATCCGGGTTTCTTCTTGTGGCCCGGTGCGCGCTGGATGGCTCGGCAGGGTCTATTGAGTCCTGTTGCTCAGAACCGCCTGTTACCCGGCGCTGGTGCCGGCATTTCGATGCCGCCTGGGCCGGTCATGGGTGCGATGAGCGCCTATGGTTCATCGCCACTTGTTTCTCAGTAGTCGCAAATCGATCTTCCGCCATATGAAGTCGCAGAAGTAGTAGACCGGAAGCATAGCGATGAGTCCAAACCACGGATTGACCATGCCGAGCATGACGACGGTGCCGCCTCCGACGCAGCCGATGAGCACAATCAAACAAAGCTGCAACATGCACTCATTCACTCAGCCGGATCGCATCTCCGACACATTTCACGGATGCCCAGCAGTTGTTGCGCCAGTCGGTGTCGCTATTCGTTTGGCACAACGTGTTCATCACCGCATTCGCGCCACGCTGGGCTGCCTGAATCAGAAGGCCCTGCATCGCTTCATCGCTCGATACATTGGGGGCCTGGAACTTGTTTCGGTTGCAAGACAGACCGCTCACGGCGCCAAGACTCGAGTATGCGCCAGTCGGCGCGGCATCGAGAACCTTCACATTGAGCACAGAAGCACGTTGGCTAGGCGAGAGTGTTTCGACGCGCGGATTAGACATACAGCCGGCCAGCACGAGCAGTATCCCTATTGTTATGTAACGCACGGATTCCCTCCTGATTTGACTATAGCGCGGGACCATGCCCGATGGCGAGCTTCCAGTGCTGTGCTGCGTTTCGCATTCCAGATGAAGACGAGATGAATGAAGTTGTCGAAACGCTCAAAACCGTCGTCGTAGTGCTGCTGGGAATCATCGTGACAATCGTCGGATGGTTTGCCAAGCGCACCTCGGACCGCGTTGATGAGATCAAGGAGTCGGTCGTGACGCGGGCGGAACTGGCGACGACGCTTGCCTTCATCCGTGAGGACCGCCTTGCCCAACACAAGGAGAATCGCGAAGCGTTGGCGCGTATCGAGACGAAGATCGATGCCAATGAGGAGCGGTCTTCGCTCACGCGTCACGACACCAACGAATCGGTCCATGCCCTTGCACTGCAGGTGGCGGTGCTCACAAAACACAATCGGACGCACGAGCGATGAGCGACCTGCAGCGCGCGATCCTCGTGGGTCTCGCCATCGCGGCGCCGATCATCTTTGTGCTGTATCTGGTGATGTTCGTATGAGCCGCTTGCAGGAAGAGTTCGCGCAGTCCGTAGCACGATTGATCCAGAAAGCCAGCGAATTCGGGTATGGCGTTACCTTTGGGGAAGCCTACCGAACGCCCGAGCAGGCCGCCCTGAATGCGAAGAATGGCAAGGGGATCTCCAATAGCCTGCATATGGATCGCCTCGCCATCGACCTCAACCTGTTCAAGGACGGCGTCTACATCACGGACGAGCACGGCCACCGCGAGCTTGGAATGTGGTGGGAGTCGCTCGGGCCCATGTATCGCTGGGGCGGTCGGTTCCGGGACCCCAATCACTACAGTCTGTCTCCAGACGGGAAGCGTGCGTAATGGCTGAATCCAATGTTCCCACCCGGAAAGTTGCGCTCGGCGGCCTGGCTGGCGCCGTCGCAACGGTCATCGTCTGGGCGTCCAAGGCGTTCGGCGGAGTCGAAGTCCCGGCCGAGATAGCCGTAGCCCTGACAGCCATCTTCACCTTCGCTCTTCAGTATTTCGTAGCCGACAAGGAGACACCTAATGCTCCGTAGACTTCATTACTCGCCCATCCTGACGTTTCTTATGCTGCTCGCACTCGCGGGGTGCGCTGGCACCCGAGCGGCATACGACGCCGCTTCCACGCCGCAGCAGAAGGCTTACGTCATTGCCGAGCACTACTCGGCACTCGTCAAGCAGGCGGCCGACCTGAAGGATGCCGGCACGCTCACCGGAGTGGCGCTCGAGAAGGTTCAGGCGGCAGACCGGGCCGCGAAGCCTCTCGTCGTCGAGCTCACCAAAGCGACCGAGGCGTACCAGGGTGCGCGTAACGCCCAGAACGAGGCGGAACTGCAGGCCGCACTCAACAAGGCAGTCATCGCCGTCAACAGCCTCATCAACGCTCTGCGAGGAGTCCGCACATGAATCCGACCATTCTCCTGATCCTTCGCGCCGTGGGCATGCTGGCCGGTCTGCAGGGCAAGCAGAAGCTCGGTGACTCGATCGCGCTGCTTGCCGATGCCGGGCAGGCCGGCCAGAACGTCGACGCGCACATGGCGATGGTCGCAACCGCACTGGAGGCTGGTGTAGAGCCAGATCCGGTGGAACTGCGCAGTCGTATCGAGGCGGAGTCCGATCGACTTCAGGGAACCTGATTTCACAGCGGAGCATTGCTCCAGCGGAGGTATGTCATGATCACCATGCTCCTCGTCGCCTTCATCGTCTTGTGCATCGTCGGGCTGATCCTGTGGGGCATCAACCAAATCCCTGGCATCCCACCCGTAGTGAAGGTCGTTGTCTACGTGATCGTGGGCGTCGTTCTATTACTGTGGCTTTTGCAGTATGTGCAGGGGCACGGGGTCGCGCTGAACTGACGAAGATCAGAACGAGCCCCTCAGCCGCGCCCACACATCCCGCACCATAAGCGCCGGGATCACGATCGCGCAGAACAGGCTCCCGGCCCGGACTTCTCGCCCTCGCGAGCCGTTCGATAGACCGTCGTTTCCCAATGACGCATGCCGATGACGTAGTGCATGGGCTCAATCGCCAGCGCCATCTCGTCGCGGTCGTCCTGCTGCGGAACGTTCGTTCCGTGCACAGTCGAGCCGACCATGGCACGCAGGATCACCATTGTGCCCTTAGGCAAATTCGTTGTTGGATCGATCATGGTCCGCGCCTCGCCTTGACCTTCATCTGAAATAGCTCCCACAACTGGGGACGCATCTTCGCCGTCCCCAGTTCCCAGTCCTGCCATGTGCGGTACGCGACTCCGATCAATTCGCCGGCTTCTTTTCGGGAAAGCCCAGCCGAGAGACGTTTCCGTTTGATCTCGGCCGGGGTTGGATTACCCGATGAAGGCATTGATGGCTTGCGGGAGCGACGCATCCATCCCTACGAAATTCATGCAACCCGCATCCTTCGGGTCGACCACACTTGACTCCGTCGCCGTGAAGGCGATGAACCCCAGCTTTAGCGGCCCGATCTCGCGCCGGTACGCCTGCAGCTCTGCTGCAGCATGCGTCGGCCCGGCCCACGTTTCGTTGTCCGTGTAGACAAGCACAGCGTCAGCCTGGACCTTATTCGCGCGCGCCCAGCGAATGGGGAGCGCGCAATCAGTCCCGCCGAAGTTCATACCACGCGTCTTCGCGAGTACGTCATTCAGCGAGTCACGCTTCGTGATGCCAAGGTCGCGGAAGTCCGTCGCGAACCCGAAGGCCCAATACTGCGGCTCGGTTCGTACCGTGATGAGCGCCATCGCCGCAGCAGCCTCCGCCACGGTGATCGGCGACTCGTTCACGGTCATTCCCATGCTGCCCGAGACATCGATGCCGAGGATGAAACGCTTGCCAGTCGGTGCCACGTTATGGAACGACAGATCGAACGCGTAGTCCAGCGCACCTGTTACCTGCGGAACCACCGTCCACGAACCAGATCCACGGAAGCCTGATCCCTTCGCGTACGTGCGCGAGGCAAGCAGGACATGCCACGGATGCACGCGCGCCTTACGGATTGCTTCACCATCGGCCAGCTTCTCCTGCACGAACTTCGCCGCCTGAGAGAACGGCGTTAGCAAGCTACACTTCGACAGATTGCCGAGGTTACGGATCAGCGCCGTGTAGCCGAGGGACGGCAGGAGCGCTTCCCACACTTCCGCGCTCGACAACAGTTCGGTCGGCACGAACTCACGTTGCAGGCGAGTCTCCGCGATGATCTTCGCCGCCGTCTTTGGGTCCTTCTCATCACGCACGCGCAACCAGCCGTCCACGAACGGTGCCAGCGTGCGTACACCCTCCCATCCCGTGGCCACCGTCTGGCGTTCGGTCAGTGCCTTGCGCGCCTTCTGAGCGCGACGTTCCGCGCCGACTTCTGGCTCGCAGATCGCATCAAAGACCCGCTTGGTTGCGGCGTCCTGCGTGACAGGGTGCGTCAGGCGCAGCACGTCCCGATGGGAAACACCGTTGCGCTGCTGATACTTGATCGCCTGAAACGCGATGTCCTGCGCCGGACGGTCCATGTACCACTTCGAAATCGCCGTACGGATACCACGGCCCCAGCCTCCGCCAAGTGCCTGCCGGTACTCCACGAAGGTGAAGAGGTGCGTGCCGATGCGGCACACAGCCGGCAGAGCCGCGAAAGCCGATTTGCGGGTCGCCTGATCGCCACGCACGGAGGCAAGTGCAAGCGCGAAGATGGCCGGTTCATTCTTCGGCGCCAGTCCCTTGTCGGAAATTTCAGCCGTCTCGCGCACGACTCGAGCGCCGTCCTGCTTGATGCAGTTCAGCACGACGTCAGCGTTTTCAATCGTGAGTTTCTTTTCGCTCGCGTAGTAGGTGCCGCCCTGGCTCCCGAGAATCAGGAAGCGCCGCAGACGAGACCAGTCGTCGAGTTCGAACACATAGCCGCCAGCCGCGTTCTGGATCATCGGTTGACCCGGCAACGGCTGCGACTGGGGAGTCTGGAGGGGAGAGAAGTGCTTCGCGTAGGTCATAAGGACCTCCTTTGTTAGTGAATCAGATCGGGCGTGGAATTGAAGTCGGATTAACTCCCTTGCGGGAGTCTTGGAGTCGAACCAAGTTTAACCAGATAACCAACCTCTGCCGGCCCGAAACTCAAAGGGGCGTGGTTGTGAAACAGGGATGTCGATATGAGTGATAACCCTATCTCTCCGGCCCCAAAATCAAGATGGACGTGGTATGCCAATCGGGGTTTACGCGCTCTAACCAGCTGAGCTACCGGACCTCACGGCCCGAGGGAGAATCGAACTCCCGACCTCGTCCTCCGAAGGGATAACCGATTAACTCCGGCCCATCAATCTGCGGCGAACGTGGTGTGCTGCTTGGGTTATAACATTACAAGTGTTAACCAAACTGCTCCGGCTCGCCTTTAAATCGAAGTATACGGACTCCGTATACGAACGCAAGGATTCTATGTTCCGCTATCCGGTTAGTCAGCCACAGCCCCGAAATCCCGGACATCGAGAGGAGCGATTCCTAGCGACTGTGCCTTCTTGAGACCGGCCTCCGTGTAGCGCTCTCGTCGACCGGGAGGGTATGCATAGCTTGCGATATCCTCCGGCTGTATGCGCTTTTCGGGATCTGATTCCTCAAGATTCATTTCTGCGAACGTGCATGGCCAGAATGTTTCATTGCTCATGACTCATCTCCTCGACGCTCAGCACGCCACTCGGCAATATTGTTTTCGTCCGCGATGAACGGCTGTCCATAGTCCTCAAGCTGCACCCACATCTTGCGAGGTTTCTCCAAGACGACGCCTTTGTACCAGCGGTCATCGCCATGGAGCCGAACCTCGACGCGCTGGCCCTCCTGCATTTCCTCACTCATCGGAGGTTCTCAGAGGTGACGAGTCGAAACCCCAGCGCTGCGCCTCAAGGATGATCAACTCGTCCAGCTCCGCAAACGCCTTCTTCATCTCAGGGGGCAGCTCAATGGGAAGATGCTCGACGCGTCCGTCTGCGTGAATCAGCATCTTCGGCGGGATGAGGCATAGATTCAGCCAGCGCGCCTTCATTGCATTCAGAGGCTCGATTGCTCGAAGGAATGCCCGATGTCGCAGGCTGGCGGCGATCCGCTGAAACGAGTCGTAGTCGCGAATCTCGTGCCGGTCGCAATATTCCCGCGCCTCGGCCTCGATAGAGAGAAGGTGCAGATTGTCGATCATGGCTTTACTTCCCGGTTCACAAATGAGCCTTTTGGATCTGCGGCGATTTCCTCCACGCGTTCGTTCGCTTTCTCATTGCTGAGAGGCGGTGACGGTTCGTCTACAGGTCCGGCGAGGTGCGCGCGGGCGCGCTCGATCAAGTCAGTTGCCTTGGCGAAGCTGTCCACATCACCGCAGGCTGCCAGCTTCACGCACATGGCAGCATCCCTCAGCAGTGAATCGACAATCTGTTTTGTCACGATGTTCCGGTCTCCCGCGCGCGCAGCACTATTGCAAGCGCCTCCAATTGCTGGAGTGAGAAGTCGCCTTCGAGCCTCCACTTGCGTGGCTCACTTGGACCATACTCATGAGGCCCGCTGAAATACAGACGGTCATCCGCAATCATGTCCGCCATGATCCCGCGTGCTTCTTCTAAGGTCATTGCCCCGCTCCTGAGTCATCAGCATTGCGCTCGCGCTTCACGGAGCACGCAAGATGCAGGGCGCTGAGTACGGTGTCGGTGACCTGATTCGTCAGTTCGCGGCCGTCACGACTCGTAAGAAACGTATAGTCCTCGTTACGAGAGCCGCCGTTGGAGAGCTTCACAGCGATTGACACCTTACATTCGATGACGTGCTGCGGGTCGTATAGGTGCGCCATGCTAACCCTCTGGTTGAACACCACGTCTGGCTGCACGATACCCCGCCTGGTATCCGAGCTGGTAGCTCACGCGCGCGGCCTCTTTCTGTGTGGGCGCCACATCGTAGCGCGGATAGGTCTTGAGCCAGCGTATCGAGGCGCGCAGGGACCGCAGGGATAGCTTCACTTGGGCTCCGCTGGCTGTGGTACGGCGGAGCCTTCGCCCTGCGCCTGCTTTGGCTTGCGAGCGTCGTGGTCGCAGATCGGAATGCACTCGTTGCAGGAATCCGCTCCGCAATATGGGCAGCTGGAAGTAGCCCGCTCACCGCATCCGTCGCAGTACTTCATGGCTTACCCTCTGCGCTGACAGTGGACCTGTGCTCTCCACGTGGATATCCGCATTCGAGGCAATAGCGGCTTTTCGGGTCTGGTACGAACGCCGTGCAAGCAAGGTCGATGAAGTCGTCGACGAACTCGACTGACGGATGCTTGGCGCCGTTCTTTGCCAATCGGTCGAGGAGCGCTCCCACACGCGGATCACCGAGTTCAGCGTCTTTAATGGTCTCGGAGCCGCCGTCCCATTTCACGATGCAATCGGTCACTTCGCTTCTCCATTGTCCGAGCGTCGCGGCGATTTCCGTCGCACAGAAGTCGCACAGCGCGAAACGACGGCCACATACGCGGCCGCGCAATTTGTCAGTGAAATCAGCGTGCTAGATGGTGGGTGCTGACGGGATCGAACCGCCGACATTCGCCTTGTAAGGGCCAGCGTATTTCGGCGGATCAGTGAGTTACGGCCGCGAGACTGGATCAAAACGGGCCTGATTCGGCCACTCCGGCGCACAGTTGTCGCACACTGATTTACTTCATCGCGCCGGCCACGCGTTTCGCTGCCTCGGCCGCATTCGATGGTGCGAGGTGCGCATATCGTAAAACCATTGCGTAGCTCTTCCACCCGCCGAGCACCATCAACTCTTGCAGTGTTACGCCGCGCTGGACGGCCCACGAGGCGCCCGTGTGTCTGAGGTCGTGCCAGCGTAGTCCCTCCAGTCCCGCCGCCTTGGCGGCCTTCCTGAAGGCCTTCGTGTTGAAGTTGTCGATCGGCCGACCGTCCCACTGGAACACGCGCTCGCCTTTGGGGCTGAGCTTCCGGCAGTCCTTCAGGATGCGGATGGACTTTGGCGTAAGCGGAAAGCTGAATGCCGGCCCGGATTTCATCTGTCCGCGCGGCACCCAAGCATGGCGTGCTTTCAGATCCACGCGGTCCCACGTGAGCCCGGACTGCGAGCGCATCCGCAGGAGCGTCAGTACCGCGAATCGTGCGGCGAGCTCCAAGTGTTTCGGTAGGTGCTTGCACAGCCGCTCGAACTGCGGTGGCATGAGGTATCGGGGCTCGGGCTCTACCTCGCCGTACATCGGTATGTGCGGGACGGATTCCAGATACCGCCAGCGCTTGCAGGCTCGAAGGACCGCACGCACCGTGCGCATCATCCGGTCCACGGTGGAATGGCTCCAGCCCTCTGTCAGCCCGAGCTTGCGGAGCTCTTCGAGCGTATCCGGATCGGCGACGGCCGAGACCATCTCCTCGCCGATTTCCGGCTCCAGCCAGTCGAGAAATTCCCGATCCCGCTTGCGCTCGCGTCGAGAGTCGTTCAGCCATCGCTCGCACGCCTCGCGCCAGGAAATTGCACCACGATCTTCGAGCTGGTCCCGGCGCCAGAGTCGTTCCTCGAGGACGTGGCCGAACTCTTCGGCTTTTTCGCGGTCCGCTGTGCGCGACGAGCGGCGAGTCTTGCGGCCAATTGCGACCCACCAGAAGGGAGAGCCTTTCCGTCGATAGAGGCGCATTGTTCTCGCTCACTCAGCCATTTTTGGAATGCCTCTTCCGATACGACCCACGCGCGCCCGATCTTGGTGCCGGGCGCCTCGCGTGCCTTCATGAGCTTTCGCATCGTATCAGGGTGACACTTGGCACGGGCAGCGGCCTCGTTCAAGTCAAGCGTGTTCATGTGCCGGGGTTCTGACCGAGGAAGTTGAATGGCGGCTGGTAGTGTGCGATGTAAGCGCGTTCAAGCCGTTGCATCATGTTGCCTAGATTCGGGTCTTCGCGGAGACGCCCACTCTCCAGCACGATGCAGGTGTGCCGGTCATAGGGAATCTTCTTCATCGGATGCGTGCGATCGACAGCGGCGTTCGCCCAGTCCTGAAACGTCAGCCGCTCGCAGATGTGATTGGACTTGCCCACGTACTGCAGTTCGTTCTCTAGCCACAGAAAGTAGACGCCTGCGTCGAACTCTTCCGCTGCAGGAAGTTTCCGCAACTCGGCCAGCGGCACAATCTCTACGTCCGCGAGCTCGCGCTTCATCTGCTGAACCCAGGTTTCGCCCTGCTTACGCATACTCACCGTCCCATCTATCCGATGCGCTCGCCACTCATGCCAGTCATCTGCTGCTCCTGTCTCAACTGGCGAAGAATCTCGGCGATCTGGTCGAACTGCGTGGCGTTCGCCTCAGCCCATGCCGCTCCGCCTTGACGAGACCTAAGGCCGTTGGCTTGTGCTTTGAGAAACCTAAGGTGTTTGTCCACCTGCTCGATATCGACACGCATGACTAACCTCGCTCGCTCAACTGTCGTCGCCTAAAACAGAAATCACTGCACCGACAAATACTGCTCCGATTGATCCCCAGATAACCCAGCCCCATGACACGGGCCGCAACCCCCAGCCGAACCACATCACACAGAAGCTGAGCCCCATCGTGATGGTCAAGCCAAACAAGTGTGCGAGCAGCTTCATGGAGGCGATGTCCTTGTGACAGATGTTCTGACCCGGAACGTCTTCCCGCATCCGAGACATTTGCGCATCTCAAACACGGGTTGACCGGCATCGCGCTTCTCGGCGAGAAGTTCGCTACGCAGGTGCTCGCACTCCTGCGGCTCTGACACATCGCCAGGTGAGCCACCCAGCGTGGCCACGATGCGCTCGACCTTCCACCTGTACGGCTCGTTCTGCGAGACAACCCTGTTGATCGAGCGAACGATCGTGCGAAGCCGCTCGAGCTCGTCGGCCGCTTCCACGATCGTCATGTCGTGGATTGGAATGATGCCGCCCTTGGCAGCTTTGGCACGCAGGCGGCTCACAAGGTCGTATGCGCGCGGTCGAAGGCAGGTGTAGCAAATCCCCTCGGGGCTCACCGGCGGAAGCTCGCAGCAACACTGATCTGCAGTCATGTTGCCTCCGGCAATATGGCGCGTAGATATCGGGCGTCACGTTCTTCGATGGCGACCGAGTAGTGCATAAGACAACCGACATCGTCGCGCATGCGAATCTCAAGCTTATGTTCCTTGCCGTGTGTAATCAGGCATATTTCAGCATCAGCCCATTCGGTACCGATTGCGCGCTCATCAGTGAACATGTTTCACCAGTACCTTGCCGAAGCCGCAGCACGTTGAGCACAGGACACTCATCGTTCCGTCTGCGTAGTTGTGGCAAACCCATCCTTGGCCACCGCAGTCCGGACACGTTCGTAGTTCGTGGCCAGCGGTGTTCTGCTCATCAGTGGTCCGATCAGTCACGCGGCACCTTCTTGGCGAGAGCCTTGCGAATCAGCGGGAGCGCTGGCGATTTCGCCTCAGGGGCAACGCCGCGAATCTCGCGCTCAAACGTGGACAGGTCTTTCTCGGCGGCCTTTAGCGCGGCAGTCATCTCCGTCACGGCATCGCGCAGGTAGATGATCTCGTAGGCCGCAGCGACCTCGTCCGTGCCGACGGAGTCGGCGAGTGCCGAGGCGCGTTGTCGCTGCTCGAAATCCAGTGCGAGGCCCATGTTCACAAGATCGTCATTGGACAGATGCTCACTCACGTTTGAAGTCCTCGCTCGGATCGAACCAGTCGTCTTTCACGATGTGGCCGATGGCTTTCACCTTCCCGTGGTTGGCCTTGACGCGTATCGTCTTGCCCTTGAGGTCTGCCCAGCGCGTGACGCCACCGATCTCCATGCAGCGCCAGATGAAGTGACCGGCGTGGCTGAGCAGGCTGTGATGCGAGAATGACTTGGGCAAGTAGAGCGCATACCCGCCGAACCCTTGGCCGCTGCCGCCGTAGTCCAAGTGCAGCCACGCGGTTAGCATTCCGCGATCGGCGTCATCGATGCTTACGCTCTCGATGATTGCGTTGCGTAGTTCGAACTGCTGATCGGTGCAAAGTGACTCAGTGGACATCTCGCATCCCCTCCGGCAAGCAGTCGTGCCACCCCTTGATGCGCTCGTCACCCCATCGCGCGACACGCTCGTAGTCTCCGGGCGGTATCAACCAGTAACCGCAGTACGCCTCACGCCAGATCTCCTCGTGCGGTGTCATCTGGCGCGGCGTCTTGCCGACGCAGGCCGGAAGCAGGACGAGCGAGAGCAGCAGGTATCTCATTTATGCTCACTCCTCGGCTTCCGGCAGATCGCGCATTCGTCCATCCCGCGCGTGAAGATTCTGAATGCATGTTTCTTGCCCGTGCTGGCCCTCAGCTTGTCCATGTAGTCGATGCGCTTCTTACGGAAGCGATCTCGTTGGTTTTTGGCAGCGGGGTTGTGCGGCATCATTCACTCTTTCCATACAATGCATCCGCCAGATGCCGCGCCGCCGCTGCCAGTATCTTCGTCACCTGCGCTTCGTCCATATGCAGACGCAGGGCGATCTCCACGTAGCGATAGCCGTAGACCCTTTGCAGGGTGATCGCGCGGCGCTCGTCTCGTGGCAGGTTTGCCACCGCATTAGCCGGGCTCATGTTCATGCTCCGGTGTTTCCTGCAACTCACGCTTGATGCGTTCGTAGACTTCCTCCCGATGGACCGGGACGCTTTTCGGTGCATCAATGCCGATGCGCACCTGATTACCCTTTACCCCCAGCACTGTGAGTTTCACGTCCTCACCGATGTTCACGCTTTCGCCTGTCCGTCTGGTCAAGATGAGCATGTCCGTAGCCCTCGCGTTGTAGTAGTTGTGTCAGGGTCGATTGCAATACTGTGGTCATGACTTGTTGCGCTCTGCGAGCCAGCGATTGAACACGGGCCATGCCGGGCTCTTCTCGGCAGGCTGCACCTTCAGCGGATTGCCGCGATGGTCGATCCAGAGCGGCCCGAATTCCTTGCTGAAGTCCCAGCGCCACATCCGTCCGTTGATGTCCACGCCTTCGCCAGACGCCTCATAGAACGAGCAGATGCGGACGCCGTACATCAGCGTATGCACCAGTGCCGACTGAACCGGCCATGGTTGCAGCAGATACATCGCATCAGGGTTCGGTGCCATCGGCCGATTCGCAGCGTGAAAACTCTCTTGTAGATCACGTGTTCACCGGAGCTTCGGACAGTGCCTCGCGTTTGAAGATCTTCGACTTCGGCAGCTCCGTCGGCAGACCAAGCAACCCCTGCGTCATCTGGTAGAGCTCCAACCGCGTCACGCCATGGCTCGCCAAAAATGCCTTGCTGCCGTCAGTCACCGAGGCGCCGTACCTTTCGCGGGCTTCTTCTTTGCTCGTGAGCGGATAGGGTACGACGCCCCGGTGGTACCAGGGATGCAAGGGAATGCTGTAGCCGTGGCCGAGTCGTTTGCCGGGGTTGACGAGGTGGTCGATATCGACGGGCCCCTGTTTCGGGACAGGCAAGCCGCGGGCCATCCGGTCACGAGAGAGGATGCAGCCGAGTTTGCGCGCGGCGCGTTCTCGGTCGCGATCCGCTTTGGTCGGATAGGTGTAATTGCGGTGCATCATGCCGCTTCTGCCGCCCAGCGCTCGATGGACGCCAGCATCTCGTCGCGAGCCTCAGGGATTTCGATATCCGGGGCCACCTTCTCCAGCAGCACCTCGAGCACCTTGGGCCAGTACAGCGCCCACTCCTCCGGCGTCATCCGTTCGAAGTCGGTCGAGCGTGGGACCCGGATGGCGTAATCCGTCCCGCCGACCGGCAGCACATCAAAGAGGCCCGTGCACAACTTCATCGCCGTGTGGGCGTCCTCTTTACTGAAAATCCGCATGTAAACCGGATGGCCGTCAAACCGATCGATCTCGATTCGCTTCACGTTCTTGGCCGTCGTGGTCATCAGGACCCAGTACCGATGATGAGCCGTCGGGTCGCGGACGCCGACCGGCCGGAAGGCCTTGCATTCGCCCTGCTCCAGTCGCTGGAGAAGCTTGGTGCTGTCCTCATCGGTCGGGACGAGCCCCTCACCACTGCGGGCGAACCAGACCTCTCTCACGGCCGCCCCTCCGGCCGCTTATGGACCTTCAGGTATTCCTTGAACTTGGCCTTCGTGATGATCCCGTCGGCCGCGAGCTTGTCGAGCACCGTGATGTAGAGTTCGTGGTACGGCATCAGCCTTGTGGCCTCGAACTCGCGAAGCATGTCCGCGATCTCGTGCTCTTCCTTGTCTGCGTTCAGGATGTCGGCGATCTCGGAGACGGCATTGTCGCGTACCTCCCAGTCGACGCCCGAGACATCACCGCGAGGATTTGCGCTGCCCTTCAGCGTTATGCTCGTTTCCTCGGTTTGGTCGTAATGACCTTCCATTTCCTCAGCCGTGTGCTCGCCGCCCAGCTCGTCTGGGAACGCCTCACGCAGGCCAGCCGCCTCGGTGCACTTGGTCAGCATCTGCCGCGGCGCCTTCGTCCAGCGCTCGTTGACGGTGACCTCCTTCGTCTTGTAGTCCTTCTTCGTGGCGACACACTCGGTGAAGTAGACCATCACTGGGAACTCGGTACGGCTCGCCGATGCAGCGTTCCAGCGGAAGACAGTCAGCGCGCACCACTCGGGCGCCTTCACGCCGAGGCATTCCACCTCGGGGCCGTACTCGGGCTTTGAGTGCCCCATGTACTGCCCCGTGCGCATCGCTGTCGTGCGGTACTCGTAGATGCCAGGCATGACGACGTCACGCCAGACGTAGTCGTCGCCAGATTTCACTTTCATCGGCACGATGTGGCACGGCTTCTTGAGCGGGTCCAGCTTGCGCGCCTTGCAGTAGTCGAAGACCATCAGCACCGATTCCGGCTTCGCGCCGGGGAACAGGCTGTTCATGGCGGTGCGCCACGCGGCCTCATCAATCCCGCGGCGGGCGACCGGGGCCGGTAACTGTGGCTCTTTGTGTTCGACAACAGCGTTCATGGCTGATGCATCCTCTTGAAGTTCTGAATCGAGTTGCGCTCGTCATAGCTGGGCGGTGGCAACGTGGGCGGCCGCTTGATTTCCATCCGGTACAGCAGCCACAGCGCGCCGAGGGTGAGCAGGATCGGAATGCCGTACTCAAGGCTCATGGCACATCCGGGTCGCAGCCCGGCCCGTTGATGTCGCCCATGTAGCCCGCTTTAGGCGCTGTTGTTTTCACTGGTGACGTTGCGTCGCGCGCGTCAGGGGTTGCGGTGTCCCGACCGCAGCAGCGAGCCTCGTTCATGCACGCCGGGAACTTGCGACAGCCATCCCTGTAGATGCAGGCGATCACGGGATGACCTGAAGTCGCTGAGGCTTTCTCAGTAGCTACGCCGGCAAAACCGCGCAGCAAACTAGCCGCTTCCCGACATGCTTCGCCCATAGTGTGGCAATCATTGCGGTCGAGGCTCTGCGCCGCGAGGTCCAATTGCGCAGCACGGATGACAGCCATCCCCTTTGGGTCTGGAGGCGCTTTCGTCTCGTCAGTAACTTCGACGACGCGATAGCGCTTGCCGTCGGCTGCGGTGAATGCGCCTTCCGGCCACAGTGGCATCGTCTTTGGCAGACCGGTCGCAGCGATGAACTGATGGGCGGCGGCAACCACTTCCGGGGCCGCGTTGCGCATCTTATTGGGGTTCAGCGGAAGAAATGCGCGCCGGATCAGGTGAGCTACATCCGCCGGCAACGTCACGTATAACTGCTGATTTGAGGTCACGAAGTCACCCCGAGTCGTAGCTTCAGATTTCGAATGTCGGACTGCGCTCGCGAGGCTTGCTGCTCAAAGCGCTCGCGGTCCTCCTCGTGATTGGCGGCGTGCGCCTTGCCGATATACTTGGCGTAGTCGGACTCGCGGCGCGCGAGCGCTTCCCGCTGTTTCTGTTGGCGCGTCTTCACTTCGAATCCTCCGAAACACGTAGTGCGGACAGCGTCTCGTCGGGCAAGTCTTCCAGCGCGGCGACGTAGCCCCAGACCCACTGCTTGTCGCCTTCTCCCGGCTCACGCTCGTGGTGGAGACGGAATGCCTCCAGCGCTCTGCGCGTGCGTGGGCCTACCGTTTCATTGGGAAGCGGAGCATTCATGCGGCCCTCCGCTTCTTCGGTGTAACCTTCGGCGCAGGCAATTCAACGCCTGTGATTCGCTGTGCTGGCAGCAGTCCGGCAAAGACGAGAAGATCGCAGACGCGCTCGCCGGCTGGCGTCAGTTTCCACGCCGAACGATTTCCAGCTTCTTTATTTTCGTAGTAGATGTGCTCCACGAGTCCGCGATTCTCGACTGTGCGCATCGATGGCACGAAGTGCCCGAAAGCCGGCCCAAAAACAGGTTTAGCCTGCTGCATCCAGCAGTGCTCCGGGCTGTAATCACGGACGAACTGAAGGGCTGCAACCATCCTGCGCGAGAGCGTCAGCACAAAGACAAGACTGCCGGTGGCCTCTGCTAAGCGGCTCTGCCACGGGATGATCTGCTTCTCGTCAGTCACGTGAGGCTCCCGCGGGCCTGCGCCCGCATCGAATCCGACATCGCATGCGCCATTTCCTTGAGGTCGGGCCGGTCCAGCGCCCATGCCGCGCCGAGTACGAATGCGACCATGGCGAATGCGTCTGCCAGATCGGGCGGCAGCAGACGGGCCGTCTGCGACTCCAGCAACTTCGCGCAGTACTCGCGCGCTGCGACTTCAACAGGGTTAACGTCCATCGCGCCTCCCCAGTACCCGAATGGTCAGCTCCAGCGCCTGCGCCTTGCGGTCCCGCGCGAGCACGGCGGCCTCGTAGTCGCTTGCCGCCTGGAGCTTGCGTTCGAGCGCGCGGTGCACACGCTGCTGCATCTCGCGTACTTCGCGCGTCAGACGCTCGCAGTCGGTCTCAGTGGCGGTAACGCTGTGAACCAGTTGCAGAGGCCGGGAGGGTTCGAACGCCGCTCTGGCGTCCTTGTAGTTCGTGATCACGGGTGCGCTCCGTAGAGCAGGGTGAATTCGTTCTGCAGGTGGCGCAGGTGCGCCTTGGCCAAGGCGAGCCGGCTGCGGTATTCCTGTTCGATGACAGAGACCGCCAGTTCTGCGGCCGCCAGCTCGTTGCGCTTACGGCGGTAGTTCGTGTCCGGTTCCATGGCGATGTCGACGAGAGTAGAGCGAAGGTCGGTGCTCATTTCGAAACCTCCTCATCCGACAGCGCCTCGCTCGCGATTCGGATAGCTTCACGGAAGTCGAATAGGCGCTTGCCCGCGGCTTCCTCGACATGGCGCTCGCCGAGTTCGATGATCCGGAGCAATGCCTTCCTGTAACGGG